CTGTTCTTTTCTCCCCCACCCCCCCGAGGGGGCAAAACGGACAAAAACACGAAAGGGACAAAACGGACACTATGGCAAATGACCAAAAAGCCCTACCCGGGTTTGAGATCAAAAAAACCAAACTACAAAAAGGCCGCCTATCCAAAGCGGTCGACGTGGTGATCAGGGATAGCCGGAAAAGTGGCGGCCCCTACATCATCGACGAGCTGACGGCCGCCATGCTCAGGACGTGCGCGACAAACGTCGAGGCCGCCATCGCCGAGGGATCGTCCTGGGCCGTGGCTAACGCTATGAAGGAACTCCGAGCCCTGCGGGATGAGATCGTCCAGCCGGTGCCAAACAGCGAAGGTGACAGTTTTGACAAGCTCCTCCAAGACCTCGCGGCCGACGTTCCCCAAACCGGGACACGCCCCACCTAGGTTCGCCACCCAGCGCCCCCCAAACCTTCGCACCCTTGGCCCGGCAGTCACACGCCTAGCCCACGGTTTGGGGTGGATACCTCACCCGTGGCAGACACAACTGTGGGACCTCGCGCTAACCCTGAACGCCGACGGGACAGGCTGGCAGTACCCCACGGTCATCGTCACCACGCCCCGACGGTCGGGGAAAACCCGCGCCGTCAGCGCTGCCATGATCCATCGAGGCTTGACGTTCCCCAAATCTCGCACGTTTTACACCGCCCAAACTGGGCAGGACGCACGCGACTGGTGGCGGGACGCCGTGGCCGAACTAGGTGGGACACCACTGGCGGGCCGTTTTGACCTGCGCCGGTCCGCGGGATCGGAGTCCATCACATGGCCAAACGGCTCCACCCTGCGCGTATTCAGCCCCCAGCCGGACGCGCTCCACGGAAAGGACACGGACCTAGTAATCATCGACGAGGCGTGGGCCTTCACCCCGGACCGCGGCCGGGCCCTTGTCCAGGCGATCAGCCCGACACAGTTGACGCGCCCGTTCGGACAAATCTGGTGGCCATCGACCGCGGGCGACGAAACTAGCGATTTCCTAAAAGACATTATTGACAGGGGCCGCGCCTCGGTGGACGACCCAAACGCGGCTATTGCCTATCTGGAGTGGTCTTGCCCGCCCGAACTAGACCCGCTGGACCCTGACTCTTGGCCGCAATATCATCCCGCCTACGGGCTGACGGTTAGCCACGACGCGCTAAAAGCCGAACTCGACCGCATGGGCGCCTCGGATTTTGCCCGCGCGTACGGCAACGTATGGCCCGCCCCATCGTCTGGAGCCGGATGGCCCGCCGGTGTATGGGAAGGCGCGGCAACAAATGACAAACCCGAGGGGACTCTAGCGTGGGGCGCGGACGTTTCACTGGACCGGGACCGCGCAACAATCGCCACAGCTGCCCGCGTGGACGGCGTGGTGATCGTGGAAATAGTGAACCAGTGCCCACCCAGCGACGCCGCCGCGATGCTCAGGGCTTACCAAAAGCGCCACGGCGGCCGGATTTATGTAAACCCGTACGGCCCCGCCGTGACGCTAGACGACGACCTTACACGGGAAAAGGCAGATTTTGAGTCCATTGGCTCAATGGATTACGCCTCGGCCTGCGCCCAGGTATTCGACGGGGTTCGGTCCGGGGCCCTAAAATACCGGCCAGACGACGACCTGGACGCCGCCGCCGCAACAGCTGGACGCCGCAACATTGGCGAGCGCTGGGCGTGGGCCCGCAAACACGGTGTAGACGTTAGCCCGCTGACCGCGGTCACATTGGCCGCCTGGGGCGCGACACGCCCAAACACGTCCACACCCAAACCTACCTGGCATGTCCCCGGGTAATGCTACGATTTACCCGTGGCGAACCCTGTCGTCCTAACTAATCGCCCCGCGCGGGTCGACCTTGACCTCTACGCCGGGGACACTGTCGCCGTGCCCGTGGTCGTTTACCAGGGCGAGGACCGCGTAGACCTAACCGGGACAAACCTCGGGAGTGTGCGCGTCACACCACAGGAACCCGTCGTCGAGGACCTGCCCATCATCATCGAGCTAACGGACGCTGTAGAGGGCGAAGCCGTGATTTATGTGGACGGCACCGGCGGATACACCGATGGCTTTACGGGGTTTTGGGACTGGGAACTAATCCAAGAGGACGACACGACAACCCGGACAATCTGCGCCGGAACCATTACTATTGCGGCGGACGTGACTCGTGGCTAACGGTGAAATCAGGATCGACCTAAACAGCACGACCGGCCCGCAAGGAACGCAGGGAACACCCGGAGCCGCCGGAGCCGCCGGAGCCGCCGGCGCAACTGGCGCGACCGGAGCGACTGGCGCGACCGGGTCGCAGGGTATCCAAGGCGCGACCGGAGCGACTGGCGCAACGGGCGCCACTGGCGCGACCGGAGCGACTGGCTCGCAAGGCGCCCAAGGTATCCAAGGTATCCAAGGTATCCAGGGCGAACAGGGCGAACAGGGCGAACAGGGTATTCAGGGCGAACAAGGGACGGCCGGAACTAATGGCTCATCCTCGACCGTATTCCCATACAAAGCCAAAACGGGGACAACGACCGGGAACCCCGGGGCCGGTTATTTTATCTGGAATAACGCAACGCAAGTAAACGCGACCCAGCTAAACATTAGCCACCTTGCGCAAGGTTCCCTAGACATCGACGTCGTCCTCGCGTTGCTCAAAACCGGCGACTCCATCATCGTCCAGGACGAAGGTGTGTCTAATAACTATCAACGCTGGACAGTCAGCGCCACCCCGACAGTCCAAACAGGCTACGTCCAGGTCCCGGTCACGCTAGACGATAGCGGCGGAACGGGTACGACGGGTTTCGCTAACAATCACAACATGAGCCTCTTCATCTTTAGCACCGGCACGCAGGGCCCGCAAGGTATCCAAGGTGTCCAGGGCGCAACTGGCGCAACTGGCGCCGCTGGCCCTACCGGCGCCGCTGGCCCTACCGGCGCAACGGGCGCCACTGGCTCGCAAGGTATCCAAGGTATCCAGGGCGCAACGGGCGCGACTGGCGCGACCGGCTCCCAGGGTATCCAAGGCGCCACGGGCGCAACTGGCGCCACGGGCGCAACGGGCGCAACTGGGGCTGCTGGCTCCATCATCACCGCCGCGCGTGGCTACCGCTCAGCGGTCTCAACGGGCCTAACTGGCCTAGTCCAAATCGGCTACAACACCCACGACTACATCGACGTGGCGGGCTATCACAGCACGTCAACAAATAACGCGCGTTGGAAAGCCCCAGTCGCCGGACGGTATCGCCTAACGGCGCAGGTCGGTCTGGGCGCAGTGTCAAACCAAGGTGCCATTGTAGGCATTGACAAAAACGACAGCGGCGCCTTTATCTGGCAGCAAGCCCTATCCGTCATCCCAGCTGGGACCCTTTCCGGGCAAATCGTCGCCCAGGTGACAACCGGCTGGCTAAACTTAGCAATCAACGACTATTTAGCCGTTTCGGTTTTTTGCGACGACTCAAGCTGGGACCTCGGGGCAGAGAACGTCTGGGCAGTTTTTGAGCGGTCCGCATGAGCCGCCGATCCCAGCGCCTAACCGCCACAGTGGACAACCTAACCGCATCCAACCATCAGCGCGTGAGCCTGCCACCCCAGGCTAACCCGTGGGCCGTGGCGGACGCCCTAAGCGCCATCACGTGGCCCGAGATTTCCAAAACCGCCATGACGCGCCCTATGGCCATGACCGTCCCGGCTTGTGCCCGTGGCCGAAACCTAATCACGTCGACAATGGCAGGGGCCCAGCTGCTTGCGTGGCAGGGAACGCAACTATCGACCGCGCCCGCATTGTTTGACCAGCCGGACCCTGACCTGCCCCGCGCCGTGACCATCGCCTGGACCGTGGACGATCTAATCTTTTATGGTGTCGCGTACTGGATCATCCTGGACCGTGACCTGCTGGGCTACCCAACGGCCGCGCGACGCGTGGACCCTAACCTCGTGGACGTCACGACCGACGGCATCGTCCAGGGCGTGAACGGTCAACCCGTGGACCCGTCTGACGTGATCGTCTTTCCCGGACTCCACGAGGGAATACTGGCCTACGGTGCACGCGAACTACGCACAGCCTTTACCCTGTCGGACGCGGCCCGCCGTTTCGCCTCCGTTCCGTTGCCCGCCCTGGAACTCCACGACCTGTCCGAGGATGGGCTGAGCGCTGAGGAACGCCTAGCGCTAGTGGACGACTGGACGCGTGCCCGCGAACTATCCGGCGTCGGATACACAAACCGGTCCCTAGAGGTCAAGACCCACGGCTGGTCCAGCCGGGACCTCCAGCTCGTTGAGGCCCGCGCATACGCCGCGGCCGAGGTCGCCCGGGTTATGGGCATCCCCGCCGCCATGCTGGACGCCTCGCAGTCCGGGTCCTCGGTGACTTACAACAATCTCCAAGACGCCCGCCGCGACTTTACGGACTACACCCTCAGCACCTACACCACACCCATCGAGCAACGACTCAGCATGGACGACATCTCTAGCCCCGGCGTGATGGCAGTGTTTGACCTTGACTCAACGATCCTTCGCGCATCCTTCGCGGACCGCATGGCCGCGTACCAGGTGGCCATTACGTCCGGGGTTTACACCATCGAGGAACTGCGCCGCCGCGAAACCGGAACCCCCGGAACGGTGACAAGGTGAGTACGATTTATCTAACAGCTGCCGACGCCCCCGTAGCGTCCATTGACGGCCCAGCCCGAACCGTCCACGCCACGATCCTCCCGTGGGACAGTGTCGCAAATACCTCGGCTGGGCCGACCCGTTTCGCCCGTGGCTCGGTGAACATCACCGCCGCCCAAAACGTGGCATGGCTTATGGAGCACGACCGGAACCGCCTAGTGGGCCACGGCACATCGTTCCTCGACACACCCGCCGCGCTAGTGGGAACCTTCACAGCGCCGGACAACTGGGAAACAGAACTCCAGGCCGCGCACATGCGCTCGGGCTGGTCCGTCGGTGTAGACGTGATCCAAG